TGATTTTCTTGGAAGACCTTATCAGATCCACCACCTCTTGCACCACCAGAAATTGCAACATCAATTCCACCAGGAGTGACTGCAAATGTATTACCAGCACCAATGAAGTTAAGATTAGATGATCTACCAATTAATGTACCAGCAGATGAAATACCGATACGGTCATCAATGTCTCCAACACTGAATGTATCAAGGAGTTCAAATACAACTTCATCACTATCTTGACATGGATCAACCAGTGTGACTGTACTTGCATCAGCAGCAGCAAAGTCAAGGTTTTCGTTCAGACGAACACCATTTCTATATACAGAAATTTTTCCTAATGTATATCCGTCAGTAATCGTAAATAAGGTTTGTCCTGCTGTTGCAGAGAACCTTATTACCCTATAATTATTCTGACTAGATATAGGATTTCCAATCGCCATTGTAAAACCTTTTTAGTTATTTATTATGAGTCAGCAGGTAAGATCGTATTACCATCAGCTATCCATTGTTGTATCTCTTTATATAAAGTGTGTGTGTCGTCGTATTGAAATACAGAAAATTGTCCGTTATCGAATGTAACTTGCACAGGATTTGCACCAGGTACACTCTCATCTTTAGGTAAGTACTTTACTTGTGTAATCATTGTTCTAAATTTCCGTGTCTAATGTAAAAATTACTTCATCGCCCGATGCCCCATATCTAACTATTTCCGCATCTCCAGCAGTAAAAGATCCAGATGATAATAAACCCAATGTAAGCGCATTACCAATACTTGCAAAGAAATTAATACCTGTTACATTATTTGTACTGGATGCAAACCCATTAACAGCTATGTTTCCAACTTTTGTTAATGTTCCACGTCCTGATACATCGTGAGCAAGAGGGACTCTAGGTGTTCGATGTAATGGTATAGTAATAACAACTTGAGTTGACTCTGCATATCCAATAGTTCCTGCATTGACTCTTCCTGCCTGTATTCTTTGATAATACCTCTGACACTGAAAAAGATCATCACCGTATGACCTGTGCTCAAAAGGTGTGAGTTGAGTGCCGACTTCCAATTGAACACCAGTAAGTTCAAAAGTGGCATCATTTGTAGTGAACCACGAGGAGTCATCATCTGGTGTTCTTGTACTGCCGGCATAAGCAGCCCATGCATTTTCAGTGACAGAATTATTAGTGTAGTCCGTACCAAGGAATTGATAGATAAACAATTCAAGTCCTGGACCATGGTCACTATCAACCTGGATATTTGAATTTCCAGGAATTGTTTTGGTTACTTTAGTCCAGGTGTCCGCTGTCAAAGTACCCGTGTTAAACGGATAAATCTGCTCTGTCCCATCAAAAGTTTTTAAATATGCAACAAAAGACTTCTGAACACTTGACTTAACCCAGAACGTAAGAGTTATATAACTTGAACTTGAAGTGTAATTCCAGCCGGAATTAGCGACATTAATTGCTTCAATTCTGTGTCCAATACCGCAAAAATCAGCAGCACCAGCACCTGATGTTTGATCTCCATTTGTTGCTTTTAATGAATATCTAAAACCCAGGGAACGAGGAGTGCTTGAACTATCGGGGTTAACTCTTTCCCAAGTGATATTTTCGTCTGTCCCACCATATTGGTTTGTAAATCGATCAACAGTATTATAACCAGAAGTTGTTGATGATATTCCGCGTTGCGCCACCTGCATTGCCCCATTAATGATCAAGTTACGATTACTTAATGGACCAGTAGATGGGAAACTAACACCATTGATGGTATTGATACCAGATACTACACCAGTATCACCATTCAATGTGACTGATGCAGTACCTACCGTCAGGATACCAGTAACTCTAGCATCACCATTGACCACTAATTCGGTTGTAGCACCACCAACAACAACATTAGATATAGTTGATATTCCTGAGATATTGACACCTCCCCCTATCCCCAGAGTGATATTGGGGGAGGAAGCATCTAAATGCTCTAGGTTATTAGTCTTTAGAGTACTCATCTCAATATCTTTTTAGGTATTTATCAGAGGGATCAGGTGTCTCCTAACCGAATGAAGAGAGCAGCGGTTTCAGACGAGGTAACACTTCCAGCTACTAAACTTCCCGCGCCAAGAGATTGTGCATTAATCCTTACTTTATGTGTAGATGTATTAGTTATATCCATAAAGTAAAAAGAACAACCAGAACCGTTTCTTGCAGAACCTGAGCCAGTAACTTGACCATCAGAAGCTGTAGCTGCAACATTAAAGCCGCTACCGCCGTCGGTAGAAGCTTCGGTGTACACCAAAACGGAATCAGCGTCGTCAATAACCATAATAGCATTCACAAATATTAACCATTTTCCAGTTTGTGGAAATGTCCAAACCCCACTTGCATGTGTCATGCCAGCACCAATATATGTGGCAGTACCCTCAGCACTTCGCTCAAAATTTGTTAAAACACCATTGGTAGATACATCAGCACGAAGACGCCACTGATCAACATCAGTAATTGCGTTGACAAAACTTAAAACACCAGCACCATTGGTACTTAAAACCTGTCCAGCCGTACCATCAGAAGTTGGATAAGTTAAATCATTAGCTGTAAAATTATTTGCAGTTAAGACACCAGTAACTCTCGCGTCACCATTAACTACTAACTCAGTTGTAGCACCACCAACTACAGTATTACTTAATGTCGATATACCCGTTACGGATATACCACTACCAACGTGTAAATCACCTGAAATGGTAGTCACACCCGTCAGCACTGGTCCATGACCACCAGTCCTACCTGTAATTGAGTTTACATTAATTGCTGACATTGCTTATATCTTTTAAAGGTATTTATCAGAGGTCACCCAACTGATACAAATCAGTTACAAGGGTTTTACCAAGACCAACAGTAATTGAAGAACCTGTTGCAACAATAATTCTTGGCTCTTGGACTACAACATATGTATTATGTTCACCAGCATTTGTTGTATTCAGGTTAATATCCTGATCAACATAGACTGATGCGTTTATATAACTGAATGGACTATCGGTATTATCTGCATATCTGATAGCAGTACCTACACCACCACCAGCACCACTTACTTCAACATTAATTTGACTTCCTGTCTGAGAAAATGTTGTTGCAGTACCGACGAAGTTAAGTGTGGATGTGTCACCAATGGTTGTTCCATTTGAACTGATACCAATGGTAGCTGTAGCAGCATTAAATGATTTATAAGCAACACCTTCAATAACATCACCAGGTGAACATGGTGTTGTCAGAGAAAAATCTTGGTTATTGACTGCAGTCGTATAGTCAATACCTCTTATCTGTTTGATACCATTGACATAGACATCAAAATATTGAATGTCATATGACGACGCAAAGTGAAATGAAGTCTGAACCCCTGTGGGTTGGAAAACCTGACGAGCAACAGTTACTGATGAGTCGCCAGGATTTCTTCCGATGTAACCGTTATTTCCAAGCATTAGCCAACTCCTGCAAGTACACTCAGATTAACATCAACAGCGTCAGCGGTATTACAATAAACTCTGATCTGTTCAGCGTTCTGGAGAATTGTCTTACCAGCATCACTGATGACGAAGGAACTTCCCGATGGAACAGGAATGTTATTTGCAAGTAGAGCTAATGTGTTACCAACACCAACTTCAACAAAAATGTTGATTGAGGAATCGGATAAGTTTGCGAATGTTCCACCGACCAAGATGGATTTAGACGATGCAGTGTATGCAGTCGTCACACCTAAGAAACTTACAGATTGTGAAGTTGCGGCAGTTGAATTGGTAGATGTCTTATCAAGTCTGACTTGACCAGCATCAATATGTGCAACCTTTGCACCTCCTCTGAAGTGAGTGGTTCGAACCATGTCACCAACAGCAACACCATCAGTAGAGATACCAGTGATAATGGTGACACCAGCTCCAATACTTGCAGTTGAACTAGTGGTCACAATACCAGCAGCTCTTGTCAGTGAATTTGTAAATGACTCCGCCATTGTATTAATACTTTTTAGTTATTTATCAAAGTCCACCAAGAGCAAGAACGACTGCCAATGATGGAACAGTGTTCTCTCGAATGGTCAGTCTACCATCAATATTAGCATCACCTCTGACATCTAATGTGTAATCAGGTGCCGTGGTTCCAATACCGACCTGTGCTGAGGTAGCTGTAGATACAACAGTAAATGCAGATGCTGCTGTTCCGACCTGAACTGCGTTCAGTGGGTTGTCTGTATTAACTCCTAATCGATTTGTTGTGGTGATACCAGTGACACCAAGTGTCTGAACCGTGGTGACACCAGTCAGATTTGTATTGTCAAACGTACCATTGAATACGGTGACACCAGCACCAAGGGTTATATCATCTTGGAATGTAGAAACACCAGATACTAATACTGTGTTAGCACTAAACGTTGTTGCGACAATTGTCGGTGCGGTGACGATACCAGCAAAGACTGCATTACCTGATGGAAGGAGTGTTGCACCAATACCAGTACCACCATCGTAATCATAACCAACATGAATACCTGATCTGGCAGTAACGAAACCAAGAGAATCGACATTCTCTACATCCTCATAAATCAGGGTACCACCAATGGTGACGTTACCTGTAAATGTAGCAGATGTACCAACAATATTGGTGACATATGCAGTAACAACACCGATTGATTCAAGACCAGTGACGATACCTAATGTTGATACACCAGATACCACCAGAGAGTCAGCATCTATTATTGCAGTATCAGCAATACCTGTAATTGTGACCTGTCCAGTAGAAGCAGAGAGACTTATTCTCTCTCCAGCAACTAGAGAGGTGACAATGCCTGAAAGTTCAGTACCAGAACCATAATATGTTACAACACCAGCCGAACCACCAACTGTTGCACCAACACCAGACGATGTAATCTTAAAGTCTGCGAATGAAGATATACCTACATCTACATTGATTTGTGTAACCGAAGCTGCTCCACCAACAACACTTGTGGATATACCAGCTTGGTCTACATAAGTTTGTTGTACAACTGTAATAGTGGCAATACCACCATTATTAGTACCATCAACAGAAATATCAAGTCCCCTAAAGTCTAATCCACTAAAGGTGGTACCAAGACCGACAGCACTACCTTCATCAAATAGCAAGATACCTTCAATAGCACCTGCAGGAGCAGCAGCTAACCATTGTGGTGGTTGACCTGGACCCCTAGAGAATAAACCCTGACCTGTATTACCACTTTCAAATGCAGAAGTGACACCAGGTTGTGCTTGATATAATATCTGTCCTGTAGCACCACCGTAGATATTAGTTGCATTGGTGGCACTTGTAATTCCAGTCAGTCCCAGACCAGAACCATAGTATTCGTTGGCGGTAACGACACCAACGTTAACTATTGTTGTATTATTAACATCTACCGCATCGGTCGGTGTTGAAGTACCAATGCCGATACTTCCTGAAATATAAACATTCCCTCTTACGTCCAGATCCTGCATCGCAGCATCTGTATTCAAGCCGATACGTCCGACTACTTCTAGTGAAGTCTTCTCCTCACTAAAAGAACTGACACCAACTTTTAAATTAAGACGGTCGTTACTTCCGTATCTTGCCATTGTTATTACTGATTAAGTGTCTCTAGTACAGATGAGATAAACTTCACGTCAGTAGCACTACTGGATGATATAACCATAGAATCACCAGGTTCCAGAACAAGTTTACCTGCCAAAAGATTGGCGGCATCATTGGAAGGAACTGGAAATCCTCTCAACATTTCAGTAGTGACTGCAATGCCTGAAGTAGTCCTTTCATGGGAGAAATTGATAGTTTGTGTGTCACTACCAATATTGGTTGCTTGTGCTAAAAGGACAATAGCACTATAACCAGTAGGTGCAGTGTAGATACCTACTGTATTGAGTCCAACCACACCAGTGATTGTCTGATAATTATTAAGGGCTAATGCCATTTTAACTGTCTCCTCCTAATGCGAGAATATAAGGTGTTATGTTTGCAAACAGGGATCTTTGATATGCGTCACCTGTTATAGAACCCTCCAATTGATTAATGATGACACCATCACCAATCTTGAAGTTACCTGCCTGGTCCGTAGATGTGTAAATGACCAGACCACCATTCTGACTTATAACTTCATTTTCTGTAATCGCTACGCCACCTCTTTGTGGGAGTGCGGTGAGAGCTGTATTACCAGAACCGATGTATTCAAAAGCGTGGCTTGAAGCAAGTACTCTACTCTGTTTGAAGAATGGAACTGTTGTTCCTACACCAACCGCGTAAGGTACCCTTTCAGTAAAGGTGACTGTAGATATACCCCCGACAATAGGAGTACTACTACTAACCACATAGTATGTAGGTAAGATATTACAGGTACCAGTAGCAGCACCATCGATGGTAACTGTTGGTGTTCCTGTGTAACCTCTACCATTAGAAATCATTTGAACAGAAGTTACAACACCATTTGTAAGGACAGCTGTACCTGTTGCAGTAATACCCCAGGTTTCAGATGGTGAGGAGAATGTAACTACTGGTGGTGTAGTATAACCTGAACCACCATTAGTGATGGTGACACCTTCAATAGAATTATATAATTCATCGACATATGCCACTTGTCCATCATAAGGTCTTGTGACAAACGTTGATGTGACACCTGCTCTTACATAATCATGTGCCAGAGTTGAGACACCAACATAAGCTGAGAAACTATTGGCTGCACCGACTGCGTCTACAGTAAAGACATATCCATAGTTTCCAGATGGGAATGTGACAATACCAGGACCACTTGAACACTGGAATTCGAGATCTCTGATCTCTACAGGTTGACCTTCATTGAAACCGTGGTTAGCATTAGTTGTAATCGTGATAATACCTGTGCTTGCCGTGTAGTCAGCGGTGGTGATGCCCAGAGTTCCAACACCTACATTCAGTGTAAATGTTTGGGAGTTAGCAGCAGTTGCAGTAGTGACAGTACCTAAGAATTGTTTTGAACCAATACCGTCAGCAACTAAACCTAATCTACCGAAGGAAGAGTTGGAGTTAGTCAGGTCACATTGACCACCATTGATACAAACAATACTTTGATCGTTATATATCGTGAAGATAGAAACTAACTGAGCATAACCATCATTGGAGATCGAAACACCAATACCACCTTGATTGAGTTGAGTGTAACTATCGACGTTCATCGCCTTTGTTGCACCGATGACATGTTTGCCATCAATCTTCATACCAATACTATTTGAGATGAAGTTGGTGCAGTTACGGATGTAAGGGCCCTGAGTAACGTAAGATGGCTTATTAGGATTAAATGCAATAATCGCTTTACCTTCGTCCAGTGATCCTGTGAAGGATATATTTTCTACATAACTACCATTTGCAACGTAGATCATATCCTGATCTGCGTTTTGTGGGATGAGTGATACCTCTCTTAAACTATCACCGAGGAGTGTGACCTGTTCTGGAAGAACAATTGGGTTATTTTCTGTATAATTACCAGCAGAAATCTTGATGACTGTAGAAGCTTCTGCAACTGTCAGAGCAGAACCAACAGTTCTCTTTGCAGTCGATACAAGATAACCATCGTTGTCATCGTTTCCATCAGGTGTGACAAACAGGATGTTGGTGACGGATACCAGACCAACAACACCAGTCAGGTTTGAACCATCACCATAGAATGCTGTAGCACTGACGATACCCGTGGATGGGAACATCGTGATTGCTGCACCAACAGATGAAATACCACCTGCATAGAATTGATTAGCTACGTTGATCGAACTTCCAAATGTTGCAAATCCTGTCTGTGTAGAGAACCCAGTGACATTCAGTGTCGTTGCAGTAATACCAGTTCCAGCAACTGTCAATCCAGTTCCAGCAGTTACATAACCAGTGAGTGTTGAGACACCAGTTACCTCTAATGCATGAGTTGTGGTGATACCAGTGACACCTAGATTTTGTACGGTAGTGACACCAGTCAGATTTGAATTCTCAAAATCCCCATTGAATAAGGTAACACCAGCACCCAGAGTTACATCACCCTGGAATGTAGAAACACCAGTGACTTCCAGGAACTGAGTTGTGGTAACTCCACTGACACCCAGTGTTGCAATCGTTGATACACCAGTTACCTCAAGGAACTGTGCAGTAGCAACTCCAGTGACACCAAGAGTTTGAACTGTACCAACACCAGTGACATCTAAGAACTGTGTGGTAGTGATACCAGTGACACCTAACTGACCTGTAATTGTGGTCAGTCCAGACAGAGAGGAGAAACCAGAAACTACCAGGTTGTTTGGAACCGTGACGTTAGTATCCAGACCAACTGTGACTGTATTACCAAGACCAATGGTGTAGATCTCGTTCGCTGTACCTTCGATGGTGAAGGTCTCTTCGTCAAGATCAATTGTACCTGTACCAGTATCAGCATCGAATGTCAGTCCGATACCAGTTCTGGTTGCATCTACATATGCACGAATAGATTGTTGTGTCGCCAGAGCATCAGCTCTGTTTGACACCATATCATCTTCATCGAGGATGGAGGTGATACCAACTAATACACCCTCTTCACCGATCTCTAATTGACTTATGGTAGCGACACCAGTAACTCTTAAGTCATGAGTAGTGGTGACACCAGTAACATCTAGTGTCTTTGCAGTAGCAACACCAAGTGTGGTGACACCAATAACTTCCAATGAAGTTGCGGATGAGATGTAACCACTCTGTAAATTGGTTGCAATACCAGCAAATCTTGCTCTTCTTACATCAAGTTGGGCCTTAGGATCAATAAAGATTGGGGTAGATGTGCCTTGAGCAAGAAGAATGTTGCCAGACTGACCCACATTTATGAATGTTGTCTGATCTATACCACTTTGAACAGGAATTCTGCCAGCAGAACCACCCTTCAGGTTGGTAGAAATACCTGCAGAATCTGCATATGATACATTGATTGCTGCAAGACTGACCCATGTGGGTGTTCCAGTACCGTTTGACTGAAGAATTTCTCCAGCAGAACCAGCCGCAGTGAATCCAGTATCATCTGGTCCAATCTGATACAGAACTGCACCAGCTACACCACCTTTGACATCAGTTGCAAGACCAGCATTAGTTGCATATCCCGCAACCGCAACACCAGTAGCAGAAATTGTGACTCTACCTTGACCAGAAACAGGACTGATTTGAACACCAGCACCAGCAGTAACTGATGTAACAACACCAGTCAGATTTACACCGTTACCGTAATATGTTGCACCAGTGACGATACCTGCAGTGGTAATACCTGTCAGGTTTGCATTGAATATATCAGCACCATTATTGACAGTCAGATAGTTTGAGGTGACTGCCTGACCTACTAAAATACTTTGTGTAACACCAAGACCAAGGACTGTAGCGATCCCAGTAATACTAAAACTGCCACTAACAGTCGATGGACCTACAATAATAGGACCCGTATTATTAAACCTATTGGCAATCTTGTCGGCCCTAAGTAATGACATTACCTATGATTTTCCTTCCGTTAGTTGTATTTATAATATAATCAGATAAATATTTTCAGATCATTCAGTATTTAACACGATGAAAGATGGTGAATTTTGCCCGTTAATTAAGAAGAAGTGTGTTGGACATAAGTGTGCATGGTATACACAAGTGCAGGGGTATAATCCACAAACTGGACAAGAGGTAAACAATTATAAATGTGCTGTGGCTTGGATGCCAATGATGGCTGTCGAAAACTCTCAAATGTCACGACAAACAACTGCTGCAGTAGAAAGTTTTAGAAACGAAACGGTAGCAGCGAATGATAGAAATAATCAATTATATAATCACGCATTAAATCAGGGGATTGTTCAGGCACAAATTACACCTCATCCCCCGATTAATACGTTACCACCTAATCAATAAGAGTCCTTTGTACAAATAATCACATCAAGATATCGAACTCTGAAGTCCATTGATGCACCAGAAGTACCCGCATTTCCAACGGTGATTGTGTGATTGTGATTTGCACTATTACCGCCAACGGAGGCTTCATGTTCGTGACCACCGCCACTCCCTATGGAGATACCCGTGGTAGAACCTTCTGTGTTTACTTCAACTTCTTCATTTTTATTGAATAGAGCTTCACCCTCAGCACCATATTTTGCATCACTCTTGTCACCTCTTGTATCCTCGTATTGGTGACCATGACCTGGGTCACTTACACTATGAGAATGCTTACCATTACTAGTAAGTTCAACACTATGTACGTGATTGGCACTCTGGTTACCAGCACTTGCATTATGGCTGTGTTGTGTAAGTGGAACAGGTCTAATGGCAAATACATTAGTAAAGCTCTTATCACCACCACTATTGGCACCCTCACTGTTTACAACTCTCAATGCACGGTTATTAACGGCTGTGGTAACTTGAGTCCATCCACTCGGTGCATTTGACTGATAGAACAACATGGTAGTACCAGTTGGTATGACACCAACTGACGCATTGTAAAGTTGTCTTGCAACGTTTGTCGTTATAGTTGTGGTGGTTGATGTGCTTGTAGGTGGGAAGGTATTATTTAATTGAACGACACCCTGAGCGGAGGTTGATGCATTAGGAAGTCTAGCTTCATCGATAACACCTGTGGTGATATTAGGTCCATGGATGTTAGTCACATTAGAACCATCACCATTCAAGTTACCGACAGTTAAATCCTGTGTACTTGGATTGTATATAAATTGTCCGTCATTACTGTCAATATAAGGTCTTTGATATCCTGCACCATTTTGATCACTAAAGAGAACTTGATATACTGTATTATCATTCTTCTCATCTACATTGATGAAGTTTGCATTAGTTGTTGTACCATTTACATTTCCAGTCAGGTTACCAACAAAATTTGCAGCGGTTAATGTATTTGTACTTGGGTTGTAAGTAAACTGTGCAGATTGGGTATCAAGATATAACGCTTGATACTCATCAGTACCAGGTTCAGTAAATGCTACCTGATAGTTTGTGTTATCACTCTTTCTATCAATATTAACACGTTGGGCACCAGTTGCGATACCAGTCAAGCTGGCAACCACAGTGTCAAGTGACAGAGTGTTTGAAGATGGATCGTACTGAAGTTGACCGTTTTCACTATCAACATACAAACTCTGATAATTTGAACCTATACCAAGAGGTTCAGTAAATGTGAGTTGATAATTTGCACTATTAGATCTCTCTTGAATTGAAACTGCATCTGTGCCAGTAGAGACACCAATCAAAGCAGTCTGATCTTGTCTGACAGTCAGAATACCAGCACTGACACTGAAGTCCTGAGGACCCTTCAGGTTATTAATCGTACCAATACCAGAGACGTAGATATTCTCAAAATCAGACTGCCCAGGAGCGTCAAGTAACTCAGTAACTGTTAAAATACCTACTTCATATGTCTGATAATCATTATCGATATAGATCGTACCACCCATACCAGCAGTATTAGAAGCCTGGTAGTACAGAATGTTAGGTGCATTCATTGGCACCTTGAATGTCACAATACCAACCTCAGAACCGTTCTGTTCGACACCATCGTAATAGATGTTGTTTAGGTCAGCATTAGGTGTGGATTTGATATAGAAAGGGAAACCAGCAGAACTTACATGGAACTCATACTTCTGAGCTCTATTAAGATAAATTGCGGGATTGTCTGCATTTTGAGTGAAACCAATACCAGTTGGATCAGGATCACCTGCTACCAGATATCTAAAGGTATTTGAATTTACCTCTTCAACACGGAATTTTGTGAATATTTCTGCACCATTAGCATTGAGAGTCTCGGTTATATTTACATCTTGATATGTAACAGTGCCACCAGCACTGATCTGACCCTCCAAATTTGTACCTTTAATATTACCTGTGACTGTAAGGTCACCGTAAATATACTCCGCAGTATAACCAATCGATACTGGTCCAATGACATCGAGTGTATATTGTGGGGAGATTGTATTGACACCAATCTTTTTATCGTGCTTGTCAAAAGATACAAAGGTACCACCAATACCAATGTCAATACCATCGGTGACAGTCACGACACCAGAAAATACACCACGTTGTGCTGTAATGGTTGTACCTACAGAAAGGTTTGAACTTACCTCAGCATCACCAATGACGACAAGTTTCTTGTCAGCCTGTGTCGTACCGATACCAACTTTTCCCGTACTATCGTCTGCATACAGAAGGTTTTCGTTTACCTCTAAACCATTCTTTACGACAAAATCCTTATCGATTGCCATTTGGGTTCACTCTCCCCCATGTAATTTTTATTATTATTTATTACACGGTTTTTTCAACTTGTATGCTAATGACACTCTTAAATCACCAAAGTATCTAGACGGTGCATTTGCATGATGTAAAATTTTTGCAGGAAATAATACTGCTCTATTTGGTCTGACTCTTACTATTTTTTGTGATTCAACGATATTTTCATCAAGACCTTCCCATAAACCTTTTGGTTCTGGACACTCACAAAAAATTAATTCACCCGCCCATTGATATATCCATTGTGGTGTTGGATAATATAAAAAGGTCACATCGCCGTCATCGGGATGAACATTTCCAGGTTGTCCAGCAGTTTGACCGTTTGCATATATTCTATTAACACCATAATTTTTAAATTCATCACCAAGTTTATTGATAATTTTTCTAAACAAAAAATTAGAAAAATATTCATCTTTCTCTAGATGATCTATATGCCAAAACCTATAACAATTTGGAGAGTCATCACCACCAGTGAGTGCCCATAATGGTCTTGTAGGGTGAAGGTATTCCCAGATCTGTTTACGAATTTCTTCTGAGAAAAAATCATCAATAACTTTTATTTTTTTAAAATCCAGGTCCATGTGTAGGTCCAATAAATTGACGAGGTTCCTTGGTAGTACGTAATAAAATATCTAATTTTTCATCTGTAACGTATGAAAATGCGACTGAAGTTCTTAATCTAGTTGTTGCTGGATTAGGAGACATACCATAATGTTCCTGTTCTGCTGGAATTAAAACACCTCTATTTGGTTTATACGTCACATATTTGTATTCATCTCTATCTTTATCAAAAAATACAAACTCTCCACCCCATTGTGTATTCCAGTTTTTTTCAGTGAATACAACAACGGTATATGTTCCTGAATAATCATAATCATGATGAATTTTAGACACTTGACCACTAGTTTGACCATTTATATGTGATCTAATATATGTCAAACCTGTTTTTAGATATCTTTGTATTTTAAGTTTAATTATACCAGCAGTATCATACATACACAACAAATTAGCTGGAGTGACATTTTTTCTCCAACCCCAAGAAATGTAATCATCGTCAGATAAAGATCTGTTAGTAAGTGACCATCCGATATATCTAAATTCATCCCTTATCGCAAAGAACTTATTTAAAGGAAGAATATTATCAATTACTATAGGATATTCAAGATTTGTCATCTTCACTTATTGGTGGTTGAACAGTAATGTTAAATGCTAATGAAATTCTGTCGTATGGGTCATCATTTTGATAAACTGAGTGTTTTAAATCAGATGGGAACATAACCATATGTCCCTCAATTGGTTTAAAGAAATGACGTGGAGAACAATAAAATTCTTGAAACACATTTTCAGTATATGATTGGTGCAAATTATAATGATTAAATTCGTTATCACTATAGATTTTTAATTTACCACTGTCATTTGTACTTTTTATCCATAAACATCCAGATAAGTGACATCCTGGATGAGTGTGTATGATATTCTCACTTTCCCTATTGTTGATATTGAGCCAACAACCATCAACTTTGACCTTGGTGGTATCCTTGAATAATGTGTGGACAGTTTGTCCGATATATTTTTCTAAAAAACCTACACAATCCTGAAAGTCTTCATCATCGAGAATACTTGTGGATGAGTGCCATCCCCTTTTATTTGATCTCGTAATACCAGGAGATTTTGATTTAAGTTCATAGGCATAGTCAATAAACTTATCCCTGAATTCTAGGAACTCAGGGTTAGTGTCGGTCTTGGTTACGAGTTGAGGAAATAAAGGAATGTATTCAATGTTACTCATATTCAGATATCACATATTCAAATTATAGATCAAATATCAGAATAAATCAACTACTGATATCTCCGAATGTCTTCCATTCATTATTAGTCGTATAGACCCAACCGACGTAACCACCATTTGCTGGGTTAGCATTGAAAACAACGTCACCAGGGTTACCAGCATTTGATGGTGTTGCGATACCAACAGTGATTTGTCTGGAAACAGAGGCATTACCTTGAAGGAACATACTATTTGCTTCAAATCCTTCTTCAGATGTATTCGTTACCTTCTGTGAGAACTGTACGGGACCATTAAATTGTGACAGGATATCACGGGAGTCACCACCATCAACAACAAAGTTTCTTGCAACTTTCAGAACAGAACCTTCAACATAATTAAACTCAGATGTCTCATTCTTAGAACCAATTGTATAAGGGTCCTCTCCGACCATAGTTTGAATTGGAGTGTCGTAGACCTGTTCTCTACCAGTGTTCGAAGCAATTCTCTTGTTACCAATATAGAAGTCACCTCTGTCATTCATACCAGTGTAGTTTACAACACCACCACCAATTGCTTGTGCCTGTACATTAATCTGTTCCTCAAGTGTTAATTGTTTTGTCTGCTTACTTGGGAATGCGGTGGAATAGTTACCAGGTCCATAACCAATATATTCAAATGTATGGGCAGATGCACGAATGATAGAATTTCTTCTAAACTCAAGAGGATAGAATCTTACTCTATTGATAGTAGAACCATCAACATGAGTGTCTGCAATAGTACCAAATACACCTCTAAAGACTTTCAGTTCAGTATCAGTTGCGGTTCTACTTGGTGTTGTCTTGATTCTCATGATCTCATCATCAACTTGAAGGAAGTCACCGATCTGGAATGCATAGTTTGCCATGTTCTCGACATTGATCGTGTCGGTGGTCTTACTGGTGATTGCTCCTAAAATATTTGTAGAGATGCCAGCATAGATTGAGGTTTCTCTACCGTGAAGTCTACCATTTCTAATCACAAGATCACCACCATTGGTGTAAATACCTGCAGGATGAATTCTAATAGTACCAGATGTAGATTGAGTGACAGTATTAATACCAACATCCAATACAACGGTAGTCAAACCAATCTTATCTACACATGCAAACACCCCATTGAAAAATGTTGATGCTGCACCACTGATTCTAACACCATTGTTTACACGGAAACTATTTGCATAGTCTGTGGTAATTGTTGCAAGACCAACATTTCTGTTGTAAACAAAACTTGCGGTGTCGTAAGAAGGACCATTGACAGAGAATGAACCATCTCCAACAATACCAGGTCCAAGTCCCGTGGTAGAAATACCTGGAGATTCTGCACCAAGAAATTCAACTTCAAATTCTTTCAATCCAGATATTGATGTGATTCTATATTGACCATTATATCTTCTTCCATCATAGTCATTGATACCACTTACATTAATGGTATCGTTTCTGTTATCCAAGATTTTATTTACTGAACCAGTAGCAACAGTAAATCCAGTCGTCGTTGCAATACCAACAACTCTAAAAGTACCACCTTCAACATAAGCACTACCACCATCCATGATAGTAATGTCAATGATCTCACCAGATGAAGTACCATCTACGGTGACCAGTGCAGTAGCATTTCTACCAATCGAACCAGCACTAATATTCTCAAGTTTTGCATTATAGTAATACTGAATGGTGTTAGAACCATCACCATAACCTGCACCTGGGTTATCGATAACAGGTCTCGTGATTCTGTTCAAACCATGATCATGTTCAGTGAAGATCGTATATGCTGTACCGACATTGTTTGAAATAATACCAGTGACACCAACACCAATACCAGTTTCATCGAAAAGTTTCTCAAGAGTTTCGCCAGTGATACTCCTTTGAGGTTCATTAATTTCAACTGTACCAATATTATCTGGAACAGCATAACATACTGACGATTCCGCCATAGATCTAGGATTGTCTCTATCCAACTGTGGATAAAGATTTCTCACTGGTTGTTGGAAACTAAAGTCTTTAGTATTAAATGGAGAGACTGTGGGTTTTACGTCACAATTAATAAGACTCAGATAGTAAATACCGTCTTGCTCACCATTTTTGTATTCATTGATAGTTGTAACATCATAACACTGGTAATTACCAGGAAGATTTTTCTTTTTAAATGTTGGAAGAGATGTTGTTCTCTGTGATGTATTATTAGTAAATACACCAGGGTCGGTGTAGATCTGATTTACAGAGAATGTCTTTGCACTCGAAATACCAGTGACTTCATATACACCATTATAACCAGAATTACCTACACCAACAGTTGGGAAGTTGGAACTGGTTACATTGTTGATTTCAATGGTTGAACCAATCGAAAGACCGTGAGGTTTCTCTGTATCGAAGTATGCAATACCTCCACTGTAATTTACACCAGCAATGAATCTAAAGTTTCTTAGTTGAGCATCATTGCTCATGGTAACAGAACCTGGGTTAAACTCAAGTGCTACCTCAGTATTAGTTGCACCAGTTACATCACCAGATTCTTGAAGAATGTAACTGTCGAGTGGTGGTCTTGCAGAGTCAGATCCAGTTGTTGATGGAATAACAAATCTAACCTGGTGAATTCTATCGGATGACTGTCGCGTATCAACTTGTCTCTCTAAGAATGTTCTAGGTGAAGCATCGCCTAAACCACCAGCAGTTACCTTAGAATAGATGTTGTTCTCGGTTGAAGCACCTGATACATTGACGTACCACTGATTTTCAGTAGTATCATACTGAACAGGGTGACCAATATCACCAGCAATTTTATCACTTACTCTACTTTCAATGACCAGTGTATCACCAAGATTATTAATACTGATGTTATTTCCCGTCAGAGAATCATTTAATGTTTGAGCCAATTGAATCTTATCGTTACCAAGTCCATCTACAATCGCAAAGTAAACCTTATTGTGTTCAAGACCATCAGGTAATCTTCCATCATTTGAAATAACTCGAACAGATTCACCTTGAATAAACTGGTGGTCTTCGGTCAGAGTGAAAATACTATTTGTGATGCTATTACCAGCAGAAACATTCCTACCAACTCTTCCTCTCTTGCAACCAGTGATTTTCTTTGTGGAATAAGCCGTGTCATCCATCACGATTCTGGCACGGAAGTTCGTAGGAACACCAGACTCAGGAATAATGACATTCAATTGATCATTTTTCTTTGCACCAAGTCTATAACCTTGAATTGTAGTAACTGGTGGTTCATCAACATTAGTCTCTTCATAGAGATAAAGTCTTGATGTATTAGCTACTGAGGTGGTTTTTGAAATGTCAATAGACGAGAATTCAATCGTTGTGGTTTCAGGTTTCAGAGTTCTTGGAGGAACAACCTGTGTAACGTAACCAACATCATCCTGTGCAAATACATTGTCTTTATATCCTCTGGATATCAGAGCAGTCTGACCGAAGTTGGAGTTTGAGTTCGTAACAGAGAAATCACCACCAGACTCAACTACAAATTGATTTGCATAACCAATAGCAAAGATTGAAACTAACTGAATCAAGGAGTTATTCGATGCCTTGATGTGGAAGTTGGCATAATCTGGTCTGTAAACTGCATCAATATCAGTATGAAGATTTGGAACAGTTGTGAAATCGTCAAAGGTTCCACTAGTTGAATTATATTTTACAAAAGCTTTGTCATCTACCTGAAGACCAACACCAGTGTATTGTGCAACGACCATGGATTTGAATCCATCAGCCTTACTACCATCAGCATGCATACCACACATACCGAAGATTGATCTCAAGGATACGTTAAAGATATATGGAGATGCAGATGTTACAGTATCTGTAGAAAGTTCGATACTCGATCCTGTTGGATTAGGTAATGCGTCAGCAGGAACGTTTGGAACTTCGTACTTAAATCCTGTGGTGCCATTTACATCCGTACTTACAATCTCAGTAACAAGGAATGTTCCATTATATCTTGGATCAGTTACATTGTTGATGATGACGTTAGTATCGGTGTTAAGACCAAAAATACCTTCAGTGAGTTGAACATCAATAACTGTAGATGCGGTCACACCATCTCCAGCCTTGATACTGTTAATACCAACTGAACCTTCTACTGGACCAACAATTCTAAATTCATCAATCTTAGGATTAATATCTACATTCGCATTCGGATAATCTGGTGTGATTTCACGTCCACTACCAGGTCCATAAGCAATACCGATCTTCTCATAATACATGTCAAGATCAGTACGATCAGTTGTATATGTCAAAAAGTCGTCATTGATATTAACATCATTTCTACCATCAGCATATTCAAATGCAGTCAGTTTATGGTGTGAAAACGTAGGTTTGAATGGATTATTTGTATAATCTTTATAACATGCCTTATTGGTATCTGCGTCTTTAACTGTGAAGGAGTTTAGATAACAACCACCTGTGACTCTAAAAATCGCAGATCTTTCAATCAAATTGTTTTCTGGGTTTGGAACATAGATTGGTCTGATGACACACTTTCTCAGATCCTGACCAACAATTGAAACACCCCTAGGAATGATTACACCACCATGAATACTATTGACCTTATACAGGTCATTATTTGTATCAAAGATATCGAAATTAGTTGTATTACTATACGCTGTTAAATCACTCGAAGTTACACCACTTCTAAGAGTAAAGGCACCACCATTAGGAATCCATCCTGGTCTGTTATCAATATGGTGAGGACCAGGTGCTAAGTAAATCGTTGTCTTTTCAAATCTATCGTTATCTTTTCCCTTCTGATATGAGAATCTAGCAGCTTCAATCAGAGCTCTTTGAATCGTCTTGAAAGGACGAGCCATTGAGTTTCCTTGGTTCTCAATACCATCTGTCGCGTCCAGGTTGTTAGGATCGACATAAAGAATATTACCTTTTACATTCTTCAGAAAATTATCTAAGCGAGATAATGGCATCTGTCTTGCACACGATATCTATTATTAGATATTTATTACATAAAAAAACCTCCCCTTGTAGGGAGGTTGATTACCACAATGGGCGTCCTTCACACGGCCCTTACATCATAACATTAGATCATATCATTGTCAAGTAGATACTCTACTGTATTGGCAACATCATTCATAGCATCACGAAGTTTTTCACGATTTCCACTCTCTTGAAGTGATACATCTTCATCGGAGGTGAGTGTCCATCTCCATTCTTCCATATCATTGGAATACCAGAAGTTGACTTTCATGTGTTTTGTGTAATGACTGCTTTCGCAACGAAAATACAATCTTAGTTGTATTTCCTTTTCATCATTATATATCTGAGGTTCAGGTGTCTTGTATGGGTTTCTTGATTTGACGTATATTTTGTCATATTTGGTTGGTGTAAGTGGCATGTATGTTTCGTATTAGTAAGTATTCTAACAACGAATAATAAAACACTCAATTCAGTATACCCGTGGTCGGATTCGAACCGACCCTGGAACGATTTTAAGTCGCTTGTCTCTGCCGCTGGACTACACGGGCTCGGTATTTCTTCATGTTACGTCCCCGATAATGATCTGTCTGTGCATGACAGTTCGGACATAACATACGAAGATTTTCTAATCGGTTATCAGTTTTGTCACCACTGATATGGTCTAATTCTAACGGTATCGGTCTTCCATTCCATGTTGATAGAGAACAAACTTCACACTTATGTTCTTTGACGTTTTCTTCGAGTAATCGTCTACGGAGTTTGTTTGATTGCCAGTTTGTATTCTCAATCAGTAATTCATCTAATGGAATTGTTCTGTAAGCTTGCATAATTCTACTACAGGGGGTATTGTATATAGAATTATATCATAAAAGCGGGACTTACGTCAATACACCCCTGTAGCGACTGCCCGCCATACTCGCAAGGTGGGTAGAGTTGGATTTGAACCAACGTAGGCATAGCCAACGGATTTACAGTCCGTCTCCTTTAACCACTCGGACATCTACCCAGCAGATTCATCAATTCGTCTTATCGTCTCAATAAGAACCTCCACACCATTATAACACATTTCGTCTGTTGTGTCTTCTTTTGGAGAATGACTGATTCCACCAATAGACGGGACAAAGATCATACCCATAGGGCAGAAGGTGAAGTTTTGAGCATCGTGTGACGCCCTTGAAGGCATCTCAATATATCTCATCATCAATTCACCACAGGAGTCTGAAATATGTTCCATGATAGTGGGATCACACAATGCAGGTTCTGATTGATGTTGAATCTCATATCTAAGATCAAACTTCTTACAGACATCCTCCACAAACTCTTCCATCTTATCCACATACAAATCCCTGACTTGTAGAGTAAAGTCTACTCTACCAGGAATCACACTGAAGGCATTGGGAGACACATCCAACACACCTACAGTGGCAACAAGACCATCTGCCTCTTGTGCCTTCTCATTGATATAAGTAATGATCTCTGCTGTTTTGACCAGAGCATCATTTCTCATATTCATAGGAGTTGTTCCTGCGTGGTTCTCTTGACCAAACACAGATACTGAACATCTCCTCTGTCCCACAATACCTTGAACCACACCAATGTCAAGTTGTTGAACATCCAATACTGGTCCCTGTTCAACGTGAAGTTCAATAAATGCCGTGATGTCAGGTTTTTTTGAACTGTACCCAACTGATCCACTCATTGTATTTTCTTCGTCATCGAAGATTACAATTTCTAGTGGATGTTTTAATTGTCCTTTCAGTTTTCTGGCTGCTTCCAATCCTGCCAAAACACCCAAAGCACCATCATACTTTCCTGCAGTTGCTACAGTATCGGTATGTGAACCAGTAACAATAGGGGCACCAGAACCAGGAAGAACACCTCTTATATTGCCATAGATGTCTTTATTGACGGTCAAACCGTCTTCCAACATCCATTTAATTACAAGTGATTTACCTTTAGTATCTGCTTCACTGTGAGCAGGTCTTGGTAAAGTCTTCGAAAGTTCTTCAATACGTTCAATCAGATTCATATGTAGCAGGATTTAAACGACAATATTCATTGAACGTGATCTTCATCTCCTTGTCCGTCAGATTGCAATTCCTGGCTGCTGTCGGTAAATTCCACTTCGCCGCGAACAACATTTCCATAGATTGACGGGTTTCTGGTCTCATAGTTGTAACACTCTACAATTTCTTTATACAGATTATATGAATGATTGATCACAGTTCAGCAGGGGGTTCAGCATAAACAACGATATTTTCATCGACGACACAATTGATCAATTCGAGGACTGTATCATATTCGTCAGTGTTGTCGCAGTCAACAACTTGTTTTTCACCATAACTGGAGTACAGATAAAACTTAAGTAGAGCCTCATCAACGACGATACGGGTCAGATACTCTTCTTCGTCATTCTTGGCGTAGAAGCTATCAGGCAGGGGTCGGGACATGGAACAATATCGATTACCTTATTAATATATACGATCTCCCTACCCCCTGTCAAGTGCGGTGTGCCAGTTATTCTAGCTGCTCAACAACCAACGGATCAAGGTCCTTCCGTGTTGCATAGACTTGATAGAAACAATCGATCGGAAGACCATCAGACTGTAGATAAACTTTTTCATCATTCCAACGTTTTACAATCACGTTTTGATGTGCTCCGATAGGAGTAAGAGTTACAGTAATGGAATCAATATCTACAAGGTCCTTCCAATAATCTGGAAGTTCGATCTCTGTCACATTTCTGACTCGACCTCTGAAATACACTGCATTTTCTGGACCCTCAAGACATGCATGCACCAAACGCATTTTTTTCTTATTTGGTGATGGGTGTGGAATATTGAAAAACTTTGATCCAGCAGTAATATTACCACTGACAGTTACCGTTTTCCCTACGAAATCAGTTACTTCTTCTGTCCCACATATCCCTGTAACCAACAAATTATCAATTTGTGCATTGGAATAATAATATGGTGGACAAGCACCCTCTGGATAACCTTCTTCAGGTTCGACTTTTACTTTTGCAATATACTGTGGGATGATTACAGAAGCTTCACCCCATGCTGCAATATCTGTACAATCTGGTCCTGCAGCACCCTCACCACCTGGAACAAATTCCGTCATTTCTGTTCTTCCTCAATTTTTTCTACTTTTTCATTCACCATATCTCGAATTAAACCTTCGACATAATTGGCTTCAAAGTTGAATGAATATCCTTCGTTTCCGCCAGGATAATCCTCATATGATTCACCCTCATATTCTACCACAAGATCATCATCAAGTCTACGTGCAACAATATAATAGTCTGCATTGATAGGACCACCAGCATTGTTTGCAACAACAATTTGTTTACCCCATCGTTTCTCCTTGACGAACAATTCTTGCCAACACCCGATTGGAGTTAGACTAATTGTCATGTCTTCAGGATTAACCAGTCCATCCCAGAAAGTTGGAAGATTAATAATTCCATCTGCAGGGACTCTTCCTCTACAGTAGACAGCAATTTCTGGACCTTCAATACAAACGTGGCGAAGTCTCCAACCCTTTTTGTTAGGGTGGGGCATATCGAATGGAAGATCCTTCTTCAACGATAGTGCATGAATTCTTGGTGCTTTAAATGCATTATAACAATAGACATCACCTTGAGCATTAAGGTCAATACCTGCAACGACATGACCACTGGTATCTAAGTTACCAAATGTAGCCTGTCCACCACTTACAGCAGCAGAGTAAGGAGAACTATTTCCCCCTCCACCACCTGGGAAGATTGCAAGAGCACCAGGAACAATTGGTGGGAATAACATATCGGAGTTGGCACATGGACCAACCATATGTGTTGCATAAACAAAGGGGAATGGAGGAACTCCTGTGACTGTTGGTCCTTCAATAAAGGCAGAACCACGTATTTCAAGTGGACCAATTCCCAAAGAAATGGGTTGTCCTTCTCCAACAAAGAGTCTTTTACCTACTTTTAAATCTGGTACCTTCATAATATCGTATTCGTAATTTCGTTTACAGATCCACCTTTTGATCCTTTTAGACTACATGCACCGTCACCAAAGTCAATCAAACCACCATAACAATTTAAAATTCCTTTAGCAATCATATTCAAAGTATTATCTGTGAATAGTTTCATACTAGCTGTGGCTGCTGCATCAATAGTTTGTGCTCTCATGATAATTTTGTCATTGGCGTCAATATTGATGATTCCTGTTGCACCATCATAACCACTAGCAATGATGTCAACATCTACCCCCTCGATTCTCACTTTACCACTTGGAGAACGGAGAACAAGATCACCACTAACTGCTTCGACATAGACACCAGGTTGACCATCGGGTGTATTATCACCTGCTCTTACCTGGAATGATCCAGGAGAACGACAGATTGTTCCATGTTTTCTATGTGGTGCACCAGTTTGATCTAGAGTGATGTAGTGAGTTGGATGGTGACCATTTCTCAACATCACTGCAGACGTTTGATTATCTTGAGTGATGTGACCAAATTTAATCTCACCCTCAGCAGTGCCATATCTAATTGTATGATAGTTTTGTTGAGATGCCATTAAATTTTACCTACACAATCAATTACACTGACGATCTTGTCTTGTACCATAGGCTCCTTGAGTTCATCTGAACCAACTCTATCTATACAGAGTCTGGGACGTAGAACAGCATTATAACCTGAATTTGATCTAATGTAAAGTCTTGGGAACTCAGTAAATCCTTCTGCTCCTTCGGTAACCTTGACGGATATGACTCTACCTTGAGCATCAAATTTGGCTTCAGCCTTTGCACCAATGTCTGGTTCAATTATAACTTGATCTCCTTCTGAATAATTAAATCCAGTTTCAAGAATCACAACATCACAAAGATAGAGGATAACTGGATAAGAACCACTCGAAACAACAGGATACTGTCCAGTAATACGTTCAAAGTCTGGTTTTGGAGATGTAAACACACCTGGATTTTGGATGATAATAGGAATACCACCCAAAATTTCCTCACCACCACCTTGACCGATTTGATCTTCAACACGAATTTCCTCACCATCAACTCCAGTGATTACATCATCTGTTCCACCTGGTTGAGGTTCTGTAATTATAATAGTTCCTGGTGGTGTTTCAACCTCATCACCAGGATTGACTGTGATAGGAATACCTGGTGGTTTAGGTGTATCATATGAACCATCAGGATGTTTAACAGTAGTATCCTCAGGGTCTGCCCATGTATAACCACCTGCACCTTTACTTCCATCAGGAGCTGCAAGGTACCCAGCACCAGGTTCAATAATAACTATATCAATAATTCCATTCTCAATTTCTTCTTGTATTGGATTACCCTGTGAATCTAATATGACATTACCTTGATCGTCAGTAGAATCGATGAAATAATTACCGATGACAGGTTTAAGAACTGCACCAGATCCATTACCGCATGGATCATTTACATTGGCATTTGCACTGTCATATCCTGCACCAAAACTTATCAGATCAACACCAATAACTTCACCTAAGTTTCCAATCACGAGATTAGCTGCAGCACCAGATCCTCCACTACCCCATAATTCCAATAACGGTGGTCCACACAGAATAGGACCAAGATTACAAGAATCAAGTTCAAGAACATCTGAGAAATCAAGACCTTGACCAGCACCTGAAGCAGCATCTCCAATACCAGCCGCAGTGCTCGCAACCGAAGATGCCTTGCTGACTAAGGAATCCAGGTTTGATTTTGAAATTGGTGCACCACCACTTAAAATATTCCAGTTGTTTACTTCAGAACAATTTGGAGTTTCTTCACAACTCAGGAATGAAAGAAGGTCTGTGATGATTCCAAGAATTTGACCTGCAATTGCGGTGACCTGACCCGTGAGTGCGGTGATACCACCCAAAACACCATTCACTGCTGCAGAAATTTCACCAACGATTTGTCCAAGAGTATTTGCAATCATATTTTCAACAACACATGAAGCTGCATTAATGACATTAGATGCAACCTTCTCCATCATTTCACCAACATCAGTGACCAAACTACCGATGAATTTTCTGAACAGACATGCAATGAGATCATTAACTGTTTGAATTGCAACATGGAGTGCAGGTCTGTCACTTGGGAACAATAGAGAATATGTCTTATTCATAATCTCATTGACTGTTCTAGTCACAAATTTCTGAGATTGTTTCATCACCCATTTGATGCCCTCAGAGACTTTCTTGGTAACCCATTGCATTTTCTTTTGGATTAACCCTTCTATGTCAGATATGTCGTATTCCTTACCAGCAATTGTAACTACCAGTTCATAATCAGTAATAGACTTTTGTAACTTCTGGATTTCAGTGATTGCATTTTGAATATCCTGTTGAATTTTACCCATAGGAATGGGTTCACAGTCTGATGGTTGTGCAAGAGGTTGAGTTTGTTCTTCTGCAGCAGCAGTCGCTGCAGCTTCAACTGTTGTCGTTGATTGAGTTGCAGATTCATCGGCAACTGTATTATTAGGTGTTTCTGCCTTATCACCCTGTGCTTGAGTGTTTCCGTCTGTTGTTTGAGCACCTGTCTGTTCAACTACCTCATCACCTTGATCAGTCTTGATCGAATATCTGGGAAGTTGATCTGACTCTGTAAATCCACTGAAAGGAATGAATCTTGCTGGGGTAATGTTCTTCTGGACTGCAGCGTATTCATTATTACCAAGAAGACCCATGATGACTGGCATCTGAGCATCTTCACCATCCATGAAGAAACCAAAGACAAAATCACCTTGAGTTATATTTGCTGACGCAGAACTTCCTCGACTACCTGTACCAGCCGTGACTGGATACATGATGTATGCCCATGGTAGTTCTTCATCTGGAAGACTATCTACATCTGCCGTATGGTAACCCATAATGCGGACACGATACCTTTCACCAAAACCCTGCATGTCTCCATTGGATCCGACAGGACCAGCAGGTTTATTATCTTTCCATGTAGACTCAGGAGCGATCTGACCGATCCACCAGATGAATCCGTCTCTGCCTACAAAATATCTTTTAAAGAGTCCTTGTTCGATCATTTGAATCCTGTTTTACTTCCGAATGAATCTCTAACTAGAGCCAATCTCGTGAAACTTTCACGTTGTGTGTTTCTATGACACACACTTGCTACCATATATATCCCGCCTGTCTGTTCGTTCTTTTCCATGTTATGCTCACCACTAACTTCTGGGAAGTCACACTGAACAAGATTACCTGCCTTGATACTATAATCGAGAGGGATAGTGATATTTGTTTTGACAGAGAAAATCTGATTATATCTCATGACTGATTGTGCCATGGTGTTCTCAGCATCGTAATTTGGTGCTGTAGAATTTGCCTTCCATTGAGCCAATTGATCATTACCAGATCCGTTAGGCATTGCACCAACATCAAATATATGACTCATTAATCTGGTTGGAGTCTGTGTAAATTCTTCTGCAACTTGATCTCCACCAAAATACTTACCAGCCTTTCCAAGACTATCTGATTGATATTTAAATTCTTTGACATAATAATCCATCGCAAATGGATTAAAGTAGATAGCTCTACTGTTATATGTACCTAATGTAAGATTAGATTTTAGGTCAATATCACTATCAATACTGTAGTCAAGAATATTTGCATCGTATCCCTCAGGTAATTGACCAGTATTGTTTAGGACATATTTCTTACCAGCCTCTTCATCAAACATACTATCAATAGATCTAAAGAAGAATCCATCTCTTGTTTGATAGAATAAGTATCCTGCTCTTTTACCCACATCTTTATCAGGAACAGCCTTTGATGCTAACCAAGTACAAGTGTAAAAAGGTTTTCTATCATTACCAATGAAGTTATAATTCAGGGATGTATTATCAACCTTGACAAGAGTACCTTTCATTGCGGTTATAATTTTATTGACATGATCAGATATTTTTCCTTCATATCTTCCCAGTACCCTTGACTGTTCATTTGCAAAAAATTCTTTGGATGCAAAGTCAATTGAAAATACTTCCTTCTGAGATCCAGGATCCGCACCCCTCACTCTATTCACATACAATCCATCCTTAAATGTCAGTTGATTACCATAATTATCTTCGATAACAATATCAGTTCTCTCACCACCTCTGATGGGAAGACTATCTAACACACCTTTATCTTCCTGTAGTTTATCACCCTCTCCCTTGAAACCACTATCAGTAATAATTGCTGTTGCTGTGACATTATTAGACAGCACACTCTCGTAATATCTAAAATCAACAATACCACCAGTGAGGTCTGCTGATTCACCTCCCTGATTAGATGAGATTTTAAACTTTTGAATATTAGATGGTCCTGTAAGCGAATCTTGTGACATTATCCCTGTTTATATAAGAAGCCAAGAAGCTGTGACATATAATAACTATTTACTACGTCTTGTTTGGTCGGACCAGAACGACCAACAGGTGATCCTCCTCCACCACCTCCACCTGAAGCTGCAGGTGCTTGTGCTGGCATAGGAGCAATTGCTGTACCCGAACCTGATGATCCTGGTCCTGGTGTATACGAAGTTCCTTGTGAAATACTACTGGTACTTGATGCCTGAGACTGAGTGGATGGTTGTGATGAACTTATATTTGCCTCCTTTTGTTGTTCTTGTCTTTCTTTATATTCTTTTTGTGCCTGTGCAAAAGCCTTACCACCACTTCTTCCAGAAGCAAAGTCACTTCTCTTAGGTGGTTGTTCTACACTCAATTCACCCTGAGAAGAGGTATCATTTTGTCCTGGATCACTATTTGCAGTACCATCGAATCTACCGATCTGTAGATACTTCACATAAGGCATTGGATCCTCATCCTGTTGATATCCACCTGTTCCCTTAGGACTGACTTCGAAGTGAAGGTGTTCTCCAGTTCCAGCACCAGTGTTACCGATCTCACCAATGACTTCACCATTGTAGTTCTGACCTTTTTTGACCTTGATACTACCTGCAGCCAGGTGGGCAAACAAATAATCCTTATCACCTGATGTGATGATAACAGTTTCTCCATAACCCGCAAAGGTTCCTACATCACTGACCTTACCCTTGAGTTTGAGAGCAACATACCAACCTTTCTGACCACTGGTACCAATATCAACACCACGGTGCATCTTACCCCATCTTCTACCTCTCTTACTTGTCAATCCAACAGGACCCTTCCCTGCACCAATTTCCTGGAAGTTTACAGTATCCACTGTGTCCTTAAGACCACCACCAGATGACCCTTCGGTAGGTGTTATTGTAGTCGGAGATGAAGAACCTGATGAAGAAGTCACATGAGGAGAACTTCCAGATCCTTCCTCTGGATTTTTGACATCTACCTTAGGTGCATCAACAGGGCCCTTTGTCTCAACATTTGGAGTTGTGATGGCCTTCATCATTGCAGCAGGGAGTTCAACGATTCCAGTACCGAACAATCTAGGATGAGGGATTTCTTTACCACCGAGACCGAACGGGAAGTCTATCGATGCCCAACCGACACCAATCTTCTCAGGGAACTTCAACTTTGGAAGTCCTTCATAAAATCTATTGAAGACACCCTTCACCCATTCTAATGCAGCGTCTCCAGCATCTTTTAAGATACCTCCAATCCATTCCAACCCTCCTAATGCTTCCTTAAAATCTTTCTTTAACTTCTCTCCAACAGCAGAGGCACCACCACCTCTCAGTAACTCATAAAAAATATCACCAATATATTCACCAATAAAGGTACCAAGCATCGTTCCGATGACAGGTATCGGTATGAAAGAACCAATAGCACCACCAATCGCGGCGCCACCCGCTTTGAATAGTGCCTTATCAAACTTCATGTCAGGTTTTCCATCACCATCTTCATCTTCGAAGAGTGTGAAGACACCAACTAACAATGATCCAAGAATCGGAACTCTCCCTAAAAAGTTCTTAGTGGCTGCCATTGTAGCCTTAACACCCTTGGCAACTGCCTTTGCAGTGTTAACAGCACTTTTTGCACCCTTAGCCACAGCTTGTGCGCTACCTTTTACTACATTACCAGTAGCCTTGGCACCCTTAACGACATTACTCGCTACTTTATTTTTAGAAATAGCGTCTTTGAGACCCTTGTTTAATTTTGTTGCTTTGTCAGCAATTGATCCAGGTCTAATTTTTGGTGGTGTTTTTTTAACCTTTGGAGGTTTCTTACTCGTGGGTTTTTTTCTTCCACGTTTATTTTTTCTACTTCCATCCTTTTTAGTATTCCCCTTTGATCCTGGTACTCCTGGTTCTATACCTATTGCTTTAAGTAATAAATTCTTGACACCTCTTATAAGATTTTTTACACCCTTTCCAAAACGACCAATAGCCTTAAGAAATTTTGATTTTAATTTACCAGCTAAAGCACCTAATTTCGAACCTATACCCTTTAAGGCATTTTTTGCTGGTTTGAGTAAGGTAGCAGCAGCAACAAGGAAATTCTTTAATGGACCTACGTCCATCTTACCAAGATTTCCAAATTTTCCATTAATAAGGTTGAGAAGACCTAAAGCAGCTCCCCCTAAAAGAATATTTGATAGAAAACCGAGAGGATCAAATCCACCTTGTGGTGTAATAAAGGATGCACCTTTCTTACCTTTCTTCTTTCCCTTTTCTAAATTCTTTTCAAGTCTGTCTCTATTTCTTTTGTCAGATTCCTCTTCAACACTTCGGGCCATTGCCTGAAGATTTTCATTCTCGGTCTTACCAATCAATATCAATGATTGAGTGGTCTTATCAATATTATCAAGTTGTTTCTTGAGACTATCAACAGATACGTCTTTATCGGTCTTTGTATCTGGTACCTTATAAACTGAAGATGGAAGACTTATAAACTTTGTCTGTCTCTTTGGAATGATATCCGATTTTTTAACAACACTTTGTTTTTGTTGTTTTACGATTGCATCAGCATCTTTTCCTGCAACAAACTTCTTTGCATCTTTATTCTTTTTACCACCACCAACTGTCTTCTTAGCCGCACCACCAAGAAGACCTTTAGTAACTCCTCCCAACAACATAGGTATGGCCATATCTTATCCCACTATGTTATAGATTGATTTAACAACGATCAAATCAAAATTATGTAAATCCTCTGCAGAGAATCCTGGGACTGATTTTTGACCAGCGGATGATGCACTATTTGTGCCTGATTGTTTTTGAGGTAAAGGAATGGCTACTTGTGCTCCTCCGCCACCACTACTACTGTATGGTTGAATGTCAGATGAGGAGGATGGCGACGAAGAAGACATCTGTGCTTGATTCGATCCACCAGTTCCTGGTGTTGGCTTAGGTGCATCTTTAAGATATGCTGCATTAGCACTCTTACCCTTGATCAGATTCACAATCGTTGGTGCTCTTCGACCGACTTGACCATACCATGCACTATCAACTAATTCCTTTCCTGCTCGATCATAATCACCAGCAGCAAATGCCTTCTTAAATGATGGGAATCCACTTGCCCATGCAGGACCCATATTAAATGTCAGGTCAATCAGAGCTGCTTTCTGTAACCCACTTGCCTTATCGTATCCAGGAATCTTCTTTGCAGCTGCCTTATGATGTTCATAATCCATATCAAATAATTCATCTGCCTTCTGTTTGGTGATACGGTCAGGCATAGACTCACCTTTCTCAATCAAGTGACCATAACCAATCGTAGGGAATCCACGACTATCAAGATACTTGTCAAGTCGTAGTCCTTCATGGACCTTGATCATCTCTTTTGCGAAGTTATCATTTTCACCACCGACCATGCCACCACCTGACATACCGAGGATGCTTCCAAAGTCAGGGAAATTATCAGTGACTTTACCTCCTCCCTCAAGTCCCTGAATTTTTGCAAAGGTTGGAATGTTACTACCACCAGCAGCAGCATTTGCTTTCAGAAGGTTGGACGCACCATATGTATCAACTGCCTTCTTACTCATCATAACTTCACCTGGTTGTGCAGCAACAAGTTGGGTGTCTTTACCCATACCTTCTACTTTCACACCAGTGCTCGGAGTTATTGCTCCACCCTTCTCCATCGATATTTGTTTTGCATCTACAACTTCACCACCATCTTCTTGTTTCTGTGCCCATTGTGGATACTCTAAGTTTGGTATTTCTGGTAATTTAACGTCACCAATACGTTCAAAATCATTTGGTGGAGAATCATCAAAGGGATTCAATTTCTTCAGACTATTGATTGCGTCATTTATTGCACTGAGTACGTTATTCAGTCCACCAATCAATAAATTGACAGGTGCTAATAGAATTTCGTTGACAAAACCGATGACATACTTATTGATAAAATCGATAACAAAATTACCAAAGTCATAGAATGGTCTGACAATAATACCAGGGTCTTTAACTACCTCTAATAAGAAAGAAACAAGCCCTCCAAGTGCAATATTCTTGAAGAAATTCATTATTGCGTCAAAGGCACCTGTAAATGGTTTAGTTGCCTTCTCAATTGCCTTCGGATCAGATTTTGATCCACCACCCTCCATTTGGGCTTCTCGTGTTCTTCTACTTGCTGTTGCCTTCTCTCTTCTTAGTTTATTTGCAGCAGTCTTTTCTCTCTTGTTCTTTTCTCTGTCGAGTTCAAGAACCTGTTTTAGATTATCATCAATTCTTGTGAGTGTTGTGGCAAGGGGGACGAGTTCTTCTTGTCTCTCTTGTTTGATCTCAGTCCTTGCTGGCCCTGTAGAATCAAGAGTTGTAATCTTACCCGAAGCCTGTTGTGCCGATTGACCTGTCGTTTCAGATCTACCAACAAAGTTAGAAGCCTTTACCGTCTTCTTTTTGGGTTTGAATTTACCACTTGAACTTCTTGCTCTTTTAAGTTCTTTCTTAAGTATTTCGGTATCACCTTCCTGATCCTCAGAACCACTGATGGTTCTCTTCACCATTGCTTCTTTGAGCAATACAGCATAATCTTCATAGTCTAATTCAGCCTCGTAGTCCTCAATACCAAGCAACTCAAGAATTCTTGGATCTATATCCTCTTGTTTTGCAGGTTTTGATTGTTGCTTATTAGACTTACCTATAGTCTTAACTATTGCCGTTACTTCTTTCTTTCTTTTCTCTTCTCTCTTTGCTTCGTTTTGAATACTTTTAATAAGATCGTCTAAACCCGCGGGTGCGTCATCAGATTTTTTGGCATCCTGAAGTTCTCTGAGAATTTTCTCAGCAGCTGCCTTTTTATCTGATGAACTCCTTCGGATTTTTCTAGCCATTGCGTGCCTTCATCTTTTGCTCTTCTTCCTCTAAGTGATTTTGAAGTAATGCAACATAGATGTCCCTTTCCCAAGGCATCATGTTTTCGATCTCTGTTAATGAATATTTATGGTACTGCATTAAGGAAAAATTCAACTTGAAGTAATTCTCCAAGTCCATGTGTACCAAACCTATCCGAAAAAACTTGAGAGACCCTCCAGTACTACTGTACTCTTAACTTTGGTGACTGGGTTTTTAAGTTCTATTGAGTGGGAAAGTTTAGGCATTGTATCAAAGAACTTCTCAATTGATTTAAATTGAGCAGAACTCATTTGTTCAAGGAATTCGATAATTTCCTTCTTACTCACATCCTCAGTAGACCAGACCTCTTCTTCGTTATAGATTTTATCAATACAAGTTGCAATCAATTCAAATGATCTGTCAACACTTGTGTCGTTGAAGTCAAAGTTATTTTTGATAAACTGATCAAGAGATGGGTACTTCATCTCCATCATAAGACTATCGTCAAGTCTAATCTGTTTATCGTGTCCTTCAGTTTCGACGACCTTGATATCCTCAAGGTCAATCTTGACAGTGACAGTTGTTTCACCGTCATCAGGTGCAACCAGATTTACTTCAACTTCTTCACCAACAGACTTACCCCTAATGTTCAAGAAGAGATATTCAATATCAAAAGTGGGAAGACTTTCTACCTTGATTCCTCTTGTACTAATACAGTTTTTAATGACTGTTTTGATTGCTGTAGTAATATTTTTTGTATCCTCACTCTCCAGAGCAAGAACAAGTAACTTCTCTTCCTTGACTAAGAAAGGTCTAAACTTAATAGTTTGTTTAGTTGAGGGCAATTCCAACTCATATGTTGGGGTAGCAATTTTTGGTAAAGGCATGACAATCTAATAAAGATTTCAGATATGATTATTTATTTGCGTTTTTTACGCTTTTTTGGTTGAGGGATTCCAAGATCGTGTTCGGTCAAAACTTTGAACTGAACTCCATTATCTTTTGCAAACTCCTCGGCTGCGGTCCATTTGGCTTGATTGACTGCATAAGTTGTACATTCATTAATATACGACTTTGTAACTCTGGCTGGTTTCTTGGGTTCGATACATTGTCTTTGAGGTTTGATCTCAATAATGTATCGACACACTCTACCATCCTGGTGTCTTATTTGTACGATCCCATCAGGATAG